AAACTAATTCATCACCACTTTCATCCCAAAGCATATATTGGCCAGAGGTTGCTCCAAAAAACTTAACATCATGCCCTGTATCATTTACCCCTACAGTAAGTGTGCCAACCATAGATGTATTTCCAGTAACATCTAAACTTCCAGTAACATCTAACTGGTCAGCACTCTCGTCCCACTCCATATATTTACCTGAAGTAGCTCCAAAAAACTTAACATCATGCCCTGTATCATCAACACCGACTGTTAAAGTTCCTCCAAGATTCAAATCAATTAAAGCATCTGTAACTGCAGCACCAGCACCTGCTCCATCCAAATAAACCATTTTCACAGCTCCATTTGGAATTGTAACTTCTGCACCAGAGCCTTGCTTAACACTAATACTTTGAGATCCAGTTGTTGCATTTTCAATAAACATGACTCTGCTCATAGTAGCAGGTGCGATAGTCATTGTTCTTGTTGCAGAAAGCGATGTTCCTGAAGTCACTTTAAAATACATGGCTCTTGCAGGGTCAGCTGTCCCATCTGCAACTGTTGTTGTCGCATTAGCATCTGAACCAAACACCTGTTGAGTGCCATAACCTAGAGCTTCTCCGATTAATTCTAAATTTGTATTAGTGGTTGTGCCCCATGTTCCCGACTGATCACCAGTCGCCATTTCTTCTAGTCTTAGATCATTTACATAGGTGCTTGTCATATCAATCTATCCTTACTATTGCATTGCTTCTTGTTGCTGCTGGTAAAACTATTTTAAAAGTTCCTCCTGCTACTGTAAAGTCTCCACCAAAATCTAAAACTGCTATCGCACCTCTAGCATTTGATGAAGCATCTCCTAATGTTTTATTATATATTAATGCACCTCTGGCTGTAAAAGTTGCTGAAGTCCATTCAGGATCAGCACAATCAAATATACCACTACCAGCAGTTGTTGAACCAGAGTTCGTATCTTCTGTTACAGCTTTACTTGCAAGAGCAACCCCAGCAGTAGTGTATCCATTTCCATTTGCAACTTCATTGGATGTTATGTATCCATCAGTTGTTGCATTTAAAGTTGCTGAACTTGTATAAAGTGCGATATGCAAAGTATCTGAATCCAGGTGATGATCACCTAACAACAAATCTTTTTTAAACAATGTACACATTGCTTGAGTTATAGCCATTTAAATACCTCCGTTATATTCTGCTGCATAATCTCTTCCCATCTCTTGAGCAAATAGTTGTGCAGCTTCATCAAATTGTGCTTTATATATACTTAACGTATCTGGTGCTTTAAGAAAAGCAGAAGTTTCATAAAGTGCTGCAGCCAGTAAAAGATCAGGAGCATTCGTATCAACCCAAGTATTGGCATTGCTTGAACTTAAACCTGTTTCTGGAGCAATAAAATCAACTTGATATGCAAGAGTTGCACTTGGCGTGGGAGCCAAAGTCACAACAGTTCCTGAAGTTCCTGCATTTTTAGTTGAATACATTATTGGTGTTCCAGTTGTACTGGAATTTGGCCAATAATCTCTTAAATATGAATCAATCCTATGATTCAAATAAATAACATTACTGCTTGAAGTAACTGAAACTTGACGAATCATTCTTGCTGAAGCAACTGTGTAATCAGCAGTTCCAACAACTAAAGTTCCAGTCGTTACTTTTCTAAAGCAAGGTAAATTAGGCAATCTTTGAAAAATCATATCTTCAGCCTGAGCAATTATATCGTCAAGTGAAGAACTGAGTTCTGTAGAATCGTCTTCTATAAAATTTTGTATTTTAGATTTTAAAGTTGTATAGCTCATTTAATTACCCCATGTTCCTGAACCCCAAGTTCCAGAACCCCATTCTTGATCGACTACTATATTGGTAGCATCTCCAACACCACCAGTTCCTGCGAGACCTGCCTCGTTAATTATTGCTGTTGGCGTTTCTGTTCCTACACCACCTGTACCAGCAACACCTGCTTCTTCAAGAGATAGCTCAAATGCTTCAATTCCAACAGAACCTGTTCCTGCATTACCACCATTCCCAGTTACTTCTAAGAACCCAAGTTCATCTCCTGTAGCACCTGTACCAGCAACACCTGTCTCATTGATAGAAAGTTCAAATGCTTCATCTCCAATGGCACCTGTTCCTGCCAATCCTGTGACTTCAGGATAACTTTCAAAATCTATTCTATCTATTAATCCTACGCCACCTGTGCCAGTCACTCCAATTGGAGATCTTTCTTGTACAGGTAAAAAAGGATCAAAAGAGAAAGCAGCATATATCGTTACATCTTCACGATTTTGCCCTGTTGATCTTGGTTTAAAAAGTTGCTGAGCATCTATTACATTTTTAGCAGGAGTAAGCTGAGGATGTTTTGGCTCCCATTCATCAGGAGCAACACGCAAATTATCCCAAGTGGTTTTGAGTTGGGTATATTTTACTCTTTGCCCTCCTCTGTCGCTTATACCATAAGATTTTGTTCCTTTTGCATATCTTGGCATTATTCAATCACCACTGAAACAGAACCAATACTTCCAGAAGAAGAAATTCCTATGCTTTTTATCTGGTTTCTGTCTAAAAATATATTATAATTATATCCAACTTTAAAAATAACTGATTCAGCATCATTATCTGGCCTAGCTTTAAATAAACCAGTTGTTACCTTGATATTTCTGACTGGAGTTAATTGAGGTTGTTTAATATCGAATTCTTCAGGGCTGACTCTTAAACCTTCCCAAGTTGTTCTAAGATCCTTGTAAGGTATTTCAAAACCACTTATATCACATATCGCTTTTGAGTGATTTCCTGAAGCATATCTCGCCATATCAAACCAAATTCAACGCTGTCGGTTGAACCCTTAAACTAACACCATCATTATCTGAAGAAGCTGCAAAATTAAAAGATCTTTCGTACATTTCATTTAATATTTGGAATTTTTCTGGAGCAAATTTAATGGATAATTTGCTTGCCAGTCCTGCACAAATACAATCGCTCCACCTATAAGGTGCATCTTCATTAGAAGCAGAAATATCATCAAGTTGGTTAACTGCCCAATAAACCAAAGTATATGTTTTATCAGGAACATTCCAGAAATAAACTGTTGGAGTATATTGCTTGTCAATCATATATTGACTTGGTTTTCCTTCAGTTGTTTTATTCGGGATCTGGTTATATTCAGCAATCGTAACTCTATTGATCGTTTGGTCTGTTGAGCTTTCCCTTATAACTGCATCAATAATATCAATCGTTCCTGCTGGTAAAGCATATGATGCAGTTCCATCTGATAAAGTTAATGTATTCTGAGAAACTGCCCAGTAATTGATTCCTCTATTCGCCCATTCGGAAAATAATAAATTTAAACTCCTGCGAGCAGAAACAGCTTGATAGCCAGTGCGAGTTTCAGCATTAAGACCACATCTCTCATAAGCTTCAGCAATTATTTCCTCTACATTAGGTCTAAATGTTACTGTTCCAGAAGTTGCCATTAATACTGTTTAATCCCTCTAATAACAATTTGATAAGCGTCTCCTGCAGCACCAGCACCTGTTGTAGTGAACTTAATATCACCAGTACCATTAGCACCATAAGCAGAGCTTGTTGGTAAGCCACCAAATCTAGAAAAGTCCTGATAACCAGACTGCCCTTCATCAAGATGTAAAATTATAATATCTGTGTCAGCGTCTGCCAAGACTTCAACAGTCATAGCATTAATCACCCACCAACATTCTACTATTCTAATCCCTGTACAAGCATTCCCATCAGCGTCTGCTGTTAATCCTGAGACATCTATTTTAAGAACTGCACTTTCATTTCCTGTGTCAACATATTGATATTGGAAAGCATAAATAACTTCACGAGAACTTTCTGAAATTTTTGTTGACGTTGTAAGATCTGCCATTAATTTCTCCTAAAATTTAGGTGGGGAAACCCCACCCAATTATTATGCAAACTGAACATACTCAATAATAAAAGTAAAAGATCCAGCAGTTGTAGCATCCACTGTATTTGTAATATTACAATAGATTGTTCTTTCTGCTGCTGTATACTGAGCAGATGCAGGAGCTGTTGTCGCACTTTGCGTCTGTGCTACAAGTGATGTAGTCGTTACATTGCCCAGAACAACTGTTGTACCACCATCTAAGATCTCATCTGTTACAGCAGCAACAATTTGAGCACCAGAGCTAGATGTACCAACTTCATACCCAATATCACCTGTTCCAATTACAGGAGCAGTTACACAAAGAATTTTGATATCTGTAATAATAGTATTAGCAGGTTGAGTAAACTCACCAATGGCAGGACTATCCCCTGCTGTAGTGTTTACTGTTACACCTGTAGCAAAGCCAACATGCTTAACATATTTATTTGTAACAATACCTGTTGACGCAATACTAGCAACATCAGTATAAGCACCTGTTGTAGCATTTTTAGAAACGACTTTAAAGCCATTTTCGGAGCGTACTGCTCCTGTAAAAGTTGTATTAGCCATATAATATCTCCTTGTCGTGGCTAGTGTCAGCTTTCGCTGTCAAGTTGATAAGGAGGAGAGTTTTCACTCTCCCCCATATTTTATTAAGCAGCACCTTCAGTTCCGAAAACACCACGCCAATCAGTCCAACCAAAAGAATATCTTTCGCGAACTTTATAACGTACATTTCCAGTTTCGAAGTCACCTTCCATGCCCTTTTTCATTGGGCTTCTTTGGAACATTTTCAACCCATCAGGAACATCCGTCGTAACAAAGAATGCATCTGAATCAGTTAAGCGTCTCATGACATGATATCCTTTAGGCAGATAACCACCTGACTTGATAGCATTAATGTCATTGTCTGCTGTTCCTGTTCTCAGTTGAGACTCTAATAGTCTTTCAGCTGTAAAGGTATAAGCAGTCGGAATTACCAACTGTGTACCTTGTGCAGCAATCCTCAACCCACGATCGTCTTTCATATCAGCTATGTTGATAAGAATTGACTCTAGTGAAGTTTCAGACAAGTC